TCCTGAATCAGAACATCACGGACCAATATTTACAAAGATATATATGTATCTTTTAGCTTATTACCTTGATTATGATATTAGCTGGATGTGTAAAATTGCTAATGAACACAATCTTCAATTTGCAAGTGAAGATAAATATCTCAATCAACAGTTTTTCAAGTTAATGGAAAAACAAAAAAAAGATTGGATAGAAAATGAAACATTAAGATTGCAAGGAAAGGAGGTGGCTTGTGAATATAAAAAATAAACTGTTAAAAGAAGCAATAAAAGAAATCCAACAACATAATTTAAAAATTGGAGCAGAAAAAGTTATTCAAGAAGCAATTGATTTTGGTATTGAAAAAGAAACACCAAAATTAAAAGATGATGAAATGCTTTCTGTAAAAATTAGTAAAATTCCTGATGTTGGTTTCAGAGTGGATGTGTTAAGAGTTAAAAAGAAACTTACTAAATGTTGGCAATGTAAAGAATATACTGTCACTACATATAAAAATGAGTTTGGTGGATACTCTGAAAGCTGTTCTAATAAATGCGGACCAAAAGGACTTGGCAGAATGTTAAATTTTGGTAGGTAGTCAAGTAAGGGAACACCTTAAAATCTTAATGTCCGTTAAGCTATGTAAGAGTTTTGAGCTATCCCCCTAGATGATTCGAAAGGACTAGGGGGATAATGACTAAAAACAACGAGGTGTTTTTATGAACAAAAAACTATTTAATGTATATCATTTTATTTTATTTAAGACAACCCCTAAAACATTTATTTATAATGGTTCTTAATTGAGGATTTGCCTTGAAAATCTTTTCATACCCATCACCTACTGCCTGTGCAATAGGTTCTTCTCCCCTTTCATTGACATTAATATCCTGTTCAGCAATAATAATATGAAACAATTCGTGCATTATTGTATTAAATAATTTTGTTCCACTTTGTCTTTTATCTATTTTAAGGATATGAGTATTAGGGTCATATAAACCATAACAATCTTTTAAAAGAGTATATTCTATTTTTATCTTTCTTCTGCCGTATTTGATGTGGGATAATTTCATTACTTTTCATTTGATCTGATTTTGTCATAGACCATATCTAATAATCTATAAGCTAGTTTAAATGCCTCCCTAATGGTTAAAATTTTAGAAGATACTTCGCCCATTTCATCTCCTACTTGTATTAATATTTTTCCTGTGCTTTTGCTTTTTGCAACGTGGACAAAAGGTTTACCATCTTTGATATTTTTATAATTTTCTCCATAGATGGTTTTTTTTAATTTTTCATAATCATCGTCAAATACCATAACTATTCTCCAAAGTTTTCATTGAAATGTTTTTAACTTCTTGAATGTGATTATCCCAAATACCTATTTCACAAACTTGATAAGTCCACCCTGTTAAACTGTGTCTTGCATAACTTTCTATATGTCCTTGTGGCATAGAACAACCAACATTAACCACTCTAGTAAAATCATTTTTCGTATCACTAATTTTAGATACTCTATTGTCTTGCGCCCTATGACTATGACCAAAAACAATATCTATTTTAGATTTATTAGCGACTTGTCTTTCACTAGCTTCACCACCATACTCTTTACCCATTGGATTTAATGGTGCGTGAATAAAACCCACACCTCCAAGCATTAAATACGTTCCATAAGGAATTACTTCCCATTTGTATTTTTTACAAATACCAAAAAACTCTTTTTGCCCTAGACCATAAAAAGATGGATTTTTATCTTCATATCTCCATAATCTTCTTTCGTGATTACCAAGTGTAATATATTTTTTTATCTTTGACCCTTTTAAATGATAATCAAATTCTTCCATTGCAGAATCCATTGATTCCATCTCTTTCATAAAGATTGGTTTCTCTATTTTAGCAGTAAAGGTATCATCTTTGATATAATGTGTGCAGGAATCTAATGTTATAAAATCCCCTATTTGAACAACGTAATCAGGTTTAGTTTTTTTTATATGTTTTGCAAACCATCCAAAACGTCTTTTATCAGGTATACTAGGACTGTCGTGTGTGTCGCCTATAACTAGAACCCTCAATACTTTGTGTTTCATATACCAAAGGTAGTATCACACAAAATCAGAAGTTGCAAATCAAGTACCAAGTTCTTTAGGTTTTGGAATTGGTTTACAGCTAAATTTTATAATGGTTTTATTTTGATTAATATATTGCTCTCCCATTACGTCCATAAGTTGTAAACCATCTATAAATCCCTGCCTCATACAATCGTGCCAATTATCAAAAGTCATATTGGTTTTGAATGGAGGGTCGCAAGTTTGTGATAATGCAGAGCATATTATTAAAGTTAAAGCTATTTTCATTTTGTTCTCTCATATAATTTTTATTCATTTAATTGTGCTATGTGTTTAGCACCTAAACTATTTCCTTTCCAATTTTTAGAAACGTGAGTAGGTTCTATATTATTTAACCATTTTTGAATAGATAAAAAAGAACCCCCTTTATCTGATGCTTGACCTCCGTGTAAATCTTCTGGTTTGACCCTTAAAGTCCAATTAAAACAACGAGGCATATCATTTTTTTCCAACATTGCCATTTTGTGACTTATGATAGTTTTACCTTTATGAGTAAAAGACATACCCCATAAAAATACTTCATAACTGTCTATATCAGGATGTGAGTGTTCTGTTATTGTAGTATTTGGCTCACATATAAATAATTGGACTTGAAAAGGTTTGTTTCTGTATAAAGTAATACCTGCTATTCCATCAATAAACATTAATGGCTCTTTAAAAGGTGTTTGAATGATATTATTTTTCAAATACCAATTTTTAAACTCTCTTAAATCAAGGTCTTGGATTATTATTTTTTTGTTGGTTTCCATTTCTAAATATTTGCGTTCCTTTAATACCAAAAATAGAAGCAACTACTAAAATCCATAAATTTGTAAACCATTTTGGAAGATTAGCAAAATGGTCAAAAAATAAATTGACCTTTGCCATTGCTTCAGGTGAGTCGCTAAAAACTGCCCAAGCTAATACAAGGATTGGAATTGAAAGCAGTATAAGGACAAATTCGTCTTTATAGTCATTTTGACGAGCTTCTAATAGCTTACCTTGATATTCAGTTTCCCCACGAGCCATTTTTTCTGCCGTTAGTAGTGCTGCCTGTGACATAGCTTCCTTTTGTCTTTGTTTATTTGCATAAACTTTGGCTCCAGTTTTCATAGCCATACCTAAAAGATTAAACCACATTATTCTATTACCTCATTTCCCATTTTATCATATCCATATTTAATTTCAGGTAGTCCATTTTCATATGAACCCCCATCAAAAGTTAAAACTTGTTTTCTGTTTTGACCTTTTTCATTGTACGAAACGTGTACCCATCCTGCATTTTTTTCTGCAGGTTTATAAAATTCAAGAATTAATTGGTCAAAATCACAGTTATCTTTGACCCAATGAGCCACTTTCAAATTGTGAATACCTATTATTTCAAAGTCTACTGCCTGACCTTTTGTATGTTGAGAAGAATCACTTGAACCCAGTTTACGATTAACTGCTAATGACCTATAGCCACTATTAATCATAATTGGTTTACCAAATTTAGCTCTAACTGGCTCTAATATCTCATAACAGATATTCTCTAAATTTTTAACTTCTCCAGAGCCAGGAATATTTTTTAAGTTATTCCTTGCCGCAATTTGGCTTCTTGTAAATTCTTCTAACTTAAAGTGTTTTGATAATTGCATATAAAAACCCTCCTGTTGTATTTATATCATTTTTCATAAAAAAAGAACATATCATATTTATCGGCCTTGACCACGATATTTTGATTTATTTGGTACTCTTTTTGATACTGATTTTGCGTGTCTGCCGGGTCTTTTCTTCCTTGTTCTTCTTATATATGTATTTACCCCAAAAAGAGGTTTTTTCTTTCCCATTTTAAGCTCCTGTAATGATGGTTGATTTAGGGGTATACCCAAGTACCTATTTAGTCTAAATCTTTGTCTCCGTAGCCCTCTGGGGCTTCAGAATAGGTCTTTTTGGGTGTTTTATAGTATTTTCTCTAAATATAGGATTAAATCAATTGCTTCTTCTTGTGCCTCTTTTACCCACTCTTTAGTAGGTCTTTTATTATCTGCCATAGTTTTACCAAACTTCTGCATACCCTCTTTGTGTCTAGCAATATGACGTTTAATAATACGATTAACGATGGGATCAGTTGTTACTTCTCCGTTGACAGCTTTGCGTAATTTATCTTGAATAAATTTAACTAGCTTATTTAATCTTTCTATTTCTTCTTCTGCTTTTAATATTTGTTCATTTTTTAATAATAGTAATTTAATTAATTCCTTTTTATCTTTTTCTTCATATATATTTTTCATTGCTCTAACAAGAGAAACAGGATTATTATCAATAGGTTTACAGTCCATATATTTCCACCATTGTTTAATCATCTTTTTTTATTTTTTTTAAGATAGGAGGTCTTTCATAGGTCTTTAACCCTATATGTTTCAATTGGGAGGTCAAATCAGTCCAAATTTCTCCTCCACATTGTTTCCATAGTTGGCAAAAATAAAAATCTTCACTTAAATATCTTTGTGTTTTGTTTTTATCTTCTAAAATTCCATTACCCTGTATCCCACAATCAAAAAAAGCATATTCAATATTGCCAGTTGGATTAGCCATTTTACCATCAACTTTAGCAACAACATCTGATTTATATTTAATACTAGGATATTTTTCTTTTATTGTTTCAAATACTGATCTTTTAATACACATAAAACCAGTTCCAGCATAATCACATTGTTTAAACCCTTTTTCATTTTCCATATAATCTATAGTTCCTATTGGAAAATTTACACACCAACCTAGACTAGCATCTCCTTTCTCAATTGCAGATTCTTTTTTTATTGGATAAGGTGCTGACACTATATCTTTATCAAATAAAACAACTCTTATAAAATCTTCAGGAGTAAAAACTACATCTGCATCTACAAAAAATAAATGAGTAAATTGTTCTTGTTTTAAAAATTCAGTTACTAATTTATTTCTTGCTCTAGTTACTAGACTGTCCCTTAACCATACCATACCTATATAGATTTTACTTCTTACTAATATATCTCTTGCTGCAATAATTGATGATATGGTTTCTAAATGGATTTTTTGATCAAAACTTGGAATACAAATCAAAATTTCTTTTCTAGTTTTGTCCATTTTTAAAGCAAGGTGGAAAGGTGGTGTGGAGTATTTCCACCCTGCAACCTATTGTATATCACTTTTTAAACCAAGATGGAAGTCCTAAATGCTGTCTTGTATCAAATTTATTTTTATCTGCTTCTTTAGAAATCTTGTTATAATGTAAGAATACTTGGATACAATCTTCCCCTTGAAATGCTTCTCTCCAATGTTCTAATTCACAACCTGAATAAATTAGCATATCTCCAGCTTTTAAATCTACTTTAATACCTTTAGCTTTACTTTCTACGGTTATTTTTTTACCATCAGGAATACCAACATTTTCATTTGGGCTTAAATATATCGGCCATTTATCTCCACCAAGATTTAAAGTAGTAGATATTTCACAGCTAAATCTATCTTTATGTCTTTTTAAAATATCTCCTTTTTTATAAATTCTTGCATAAGAATATGTTGGAGTTAATTTTAATCCAGTATGTTTCTCCATAGCTGGTTGAACCCAAGTTAAAAGAGTTTCCATAGCTATATCTGCATAATGAGAATAAGTATTAGGAACTTGTTGGTCATTCCACACTCCCCATTCTTCTGTATATTGAGAAATATATCTTTCATCAAAAAGTTTTCTAGTTACTTTTCTTTTTAATAAAAAATATTGTGTAACAAATTTTGCTAATTGTGGACTAATAGCTTTTTTTAATACAGTATATTTATTTTTTTGGAAGCTCATCTTGTTTTTGCATTGATTTTTCTTTTGATATAGAAGATGATACTGCTTGTATGTTCCAATGTATAAATCTAAAAGGATCTAATCCTAAATCTACTGGATATTGATGAGGTGTGTATCCAGGAATTAAAATCATTGTTCCAGGTTTCACTTTATAATGTACTGTACCACTTGCAAATGTAACTTTAGTGGGGTCTTTTTCTGGAAGTTTAGTCATAACAGCTCCTGGTCTTGGGTCGTGCAAAACTGGTACTGATGTTCTTTCAGAACATTTTAAAAAATAAAATCCTGAAACGTGTTGATTCCAATGAACGTGTGTGTCGTGATGACCACCACCTTTTTTACTAAATTCTTGAACCCAACATTCAGTAAAATGTAAACTATGATTACTTATATTAAAACCACACCAATCTAAAAATTCATAACTTCTTGCACCAATAAAATCTACAAACTCTTTTGCTTTAGGGTCATTATTAAAAGATTCACTATGATTAGATAAAGCAAAATCATCTACTTTATGTTTAAATATTTTATTTCTTTCTTTATTACTTTTGTTCATAATTTTCTTTTGAGTATGTTTTAAATACCCATCAGTTAATTTTAACATTTGTTTAAGAAAGACTGGTGCATCTGCATTCCAAATAGGTGTTCCAAAATACTGTGAACTATTAAATTGAATATTATTATTTGTGCCCTGCATATTATTGAAATGGATAACCTAGATTCCAAACTACTAGACTATGCCTAATTCCTTTCGTTACTGGTTTAACTCTATGCCATACAAAACTAGGAAATACAACAAGAGAACCCTTTGGTAATATTTCAGTACAAGTTCTTATATCTCTTGGTTTATCAGGGTCTTGTTGTCTAAAATCAAACTGTAATTCGCCACCTTTGTATTCTTTTGGATCGGTTAAAGAAACTGTTACTGATAATTTTCTTATTTTACCTTTAGTTGGACCATCAACTGCATAAGGTTTATCCCAGCTATCACAATGCCAATCATAATATTGTCCTTTTTTATAAATAGTAAATTGGCAACTTTCTGAATAATCCCAATTAAAATTCCAACCAGCATTTTTATTTGCTTGATGAACATAAGGTTGAATTTCTCTATATACCCACCTATCATTAAACCAAACTATATTTGAATCTCTCTTTTTTTTTAAATCTTTTATTTCATCTTTAGTTAATGGTGCTTTATTTAAATCTCTATCTCTACCCAAACCACCTGTAATAGCCGTTACTTCATTTTTTTTTTGTTCTTTTCCATATCTAACAATCATATCACATATTCTAGGTGGTATTGCAGATTGCCAATAATAAAAATAATTAGTTAGATTCATTATTAAATATATTCATAGGTTGAAGTTAATAAAGTTATTACTTCTTTAGAAGTATTTTTTGAAATAAAATAATTTTGTGTACTTGGAAACATTACAAATTTATTATCTTTCATTGGTATATGCCAAGTTCTACCTGCTCTTCTATTATCGTTATAATGACATACAACTTGACAACTATCTTTAGGAACATCAACTCCATATATTAATGTATAATCTGGAGAGTTTCTTAAATCAACTGGGTCAACATTATTCCTTGTATAAGTCATTTCATAAGGTTCTAATACAATTCCCCATTGATTTTTTAATACTAATGTTTGTCCATAATGTAATCTAAAGTGATCTCTCATATAATCCCCCAACCATTGTAAAGGTTGAGAAAAATCTACTTTAAAATCTCTATTGGTTAAATCTTTTGGATTATTACTTAATGTTTGATGAGATACATAATTTTGAATAATAGAATTTTTTATTTTTTTTCTATCTATTTCAAAACCTTTTGGGCAGTCTATTGTTCCGTGATATAAAGAAATTTTTGAGAGTTCCACCAACTCCATAAATTATCTTTCTTTCTTATCCCAAGTTTGACCAGCTTCATTCCATTCGTAATAATGGGTATTTACTTCTGCTCCTAAATCAGGTGCGTCACCGATTGGCGATTGCCACCTTGCTTCTGAAGTATTTAAAGTCCAACTTGCGTAAGGTTTTTTAGGAATAAAAATATCGTTATCTTCATCATAAGACATACCTATTCCAGCATAATTTCCTCTTAATGCTTTAGAGTTATCTCCTGATTTATGAGTGTTGCCTGCTGTATTGTAAGATGTTTTTTTCCATAGCGGCCAGTTATGTATTCTTTCTAAAAACTGTCTACCTACTTCTTCATCTTCAATATTATCAGCATTCTTACAATCCTTATCTGCTACAACGTGGACTGCAATAACTTTATTGTTTGCTCCTAATTTTGCATAATGTGCCATAATGTTTTCCTCCTTATCAAATTATTAATTAAAAATCAATTCATTTTTTTTATTGGTATCTGTACCTAACCATTACTATACCTGAACCACCTGTACCTCCACCTGAAGCACCACCACCACCACCAGTATTAGCATCACCATTTTGGTCTGAAGGGAAAGGACCACTATTATTTTTACCAATTCCACCACCACCTGCTCCTGCTGATCCTGTTGTTCCAGAACAAGAACCTGCAGCCCCTCCACCAGCGAAATATCTTGTACTAGAAACTGGACCTGGCGTACCATAAGTTGGTGCACAAGCTGTTTTTATAAATCCATCAGGAATATAAGAACCTACGCCACCTGCTCCACCTATTTGTGGACCTCCGTGTGGACTACAATCTGATAATCCATTACAAGTTCCATTACTACCTGCTCCACCTGCTCCACCACCACCTCCAGCTGTTCCATAAGACCCACGACCTGCTGGATTACCTTGTGGTGGACTTGTAGGAGGAGTATTTCCTGTTCCTTGACCAGACGGAGGTCTATCATATCCTGATGAACCTCCTGATCCACCTGGACCTCCTTGACCAGTAGGTGCTGGTTCTGCATTTCCATATCCTCCACCTGTTGATGTTATTCCTACACCTGTTGAATTAGAACCATTATTACCTTTATAAGCACCAATTCCAGGTGCACTAGGATTTGCTGCACCACCTGCACCAACAGAAATTGGATAAGTTGAAACACTAGCACATACTCCTGCTGGAGCATTTAATGGAGAACCTGCTGGGTCTAAAGATGTATAATATCTAAAACCCCCTGCACCACCTGCCCCATAATATCCTCCTGCTGAACCACCCCCAGCTACTACTAAATATTCTAACTTATTAAATGCTGGGCTTCCTATTGAAGAAACTGCAAAACAACCATCTGCTGTAAAAACGTGTGTCTTATAATTTCCACAAGTTAATGTTGCATTTCCTCCACTAGCACTAATAAATGCTTCTCCTGAAACACTTGATGTTGAGTCGTGAATATCTTGCCAACCTTTTGTTCCATCTACATAGACTAAAGTTACTGATTGTGATTGTGTTGATAATGTTGCACAAGCACATATACCATTAATTTTTGAACCACCTCTGCCTAATGTAACATTATTATCATCCCAAGTACCTGCATAATCTTTTAAAGCTATAATATCTCCTGCTGTAGGACTTGATGGTAAAGTAACAGTTATTGCTCCTGCTGTTGTATTAATAAAATATCCGTTTCCAGAAACTCCTGTAAGTGGACTTGTTTTAGCTGTTGTACACCAATCAACAGTTCCTGTTCTACCAAAACCAGATTGTGTTGCACCACAAGCAAGTGTAATTGTAGTTCCTGATTCTCCGAGAGTTAATGTACTCCCACATTTTTTTGTAATTGTATTAACTTTAATTGTGCTTGTCATAATTTAATTCCTATTGGTATCTATATCTTACTACTACTATTCCACTTCCTCCTGCACCTCCAACTCCAGGACTACAACTATCATCAGAACTTCCACCTCCACCACCTGTGTTTACCGTTCCTGCTTTTGTTCCACTTGCCGCACCTCCACCACCTGTTGCTGTTCCAGGAGTAGCATTACTGCCTCCTGCTCCACCCCCTGCTCTTTGAGTAGGTGTTGCGTCAATAGAAGATGTAGCTCCTGTACCACCATTACCACCTTGTCCTGATGTCGCTGTTGTTCCAGCGGCAGTTGCACCTCCTCCTCCACCTGAAGCTAAATTTGGTGTCGGACCATCAAGTCCATCCCCACCATTTGTACCTTGTGCTGGACTTGTTGGTGGAGTGTTGCCAGCTCCTCCAGAACCACTTGATTGTGATGGTCCACCACCACCTGAACCTCCATCTTGTCCGACATAAGGTGTTCCTGTACTTCTTCCACCTCCACCTCCTCCTGCAGAAGTGATTGTACTAAAAACTGAATTACCACCACTTCCTCCATAATTAGAAGTATTAGGCGCACCTGAACCTCCTGCTCCTACTGTAATTGGGTATGTTGTTGCCGAAACTGTTAAAGCTGTACCTGAATCTAAAGGACTAGCTGTATAAGGATCACCACTATTTTTTCCCTCTCTATAACCACCTGCTCCTCCTCCGCCATTTGTATGATCTCCTGGCGAACCATAACTACCACCTCCACCTCCAGCAACCACCATATAACTTATTTGATCTCCCTCTCCTCCAGGTGTTCCTATTGATGAAACAGTTAAAGTTCCATCTGCTGTAAATTTATGCCATTTATAATTTCCTGAAGTTCCGCAAGAATTTCCTCCTGAAGCACTAATAAAAGATAATCCTGTAATATTACTTGTTGAATCTTGTACTGTTTTCCAACCTCTAGTTCCATCTATATAAACTAAAGTTGCTGATTGACCCTCTGTGTTTAAAAAGGCATCTTCGCAAACACCATTTATTTTTGACCCACCCCTACCGATAGTAACATTATTCGTTGCAAAAGTGTTTTTGTAATCTGCTATTGAAACAATATCTCCAGCACTTGGACTACTAGGGAGAGTAACTGTAATAGCTCCTCCACAAGTATTAACCATATAACCTTTTCCACTTACTGCTGTTAAAGGTGAAGTCTTGGCTGTAGTACACCAATCTACTGTACCTGTTCTTCCGAATCCTGATTGAGTTGCACCTGAAGCTAAAGAAACTGTTCCACCACAACGACCTAAAGTTAATGTCGTTGCATCTACTGTAACCGTTTTTCCAGAACCTCCACCAATAGTTGCTGTGCAACCTGATTCTTGTTCTAATTTATTTACTTTTATTGTACTCATAATTTAATCTCTATTGATACCTGTATCTAATCATTACTATACCTGATCCACCTGCACCTGCCGCACCACCTGGCGAATCATATGAACCACCTCCACCACCTCCACCTGTATTAACTGTTCCTGCACCTGCGTTAGTTCCTCCTGGACCACCTCCTGGACCACCAGCTCCACCTCCTCCTGAACCTCCACTTGGAGTTCCTGTTGGAGCAGATGCCGCGGCACCTCCCCCACCTGCTAAATATCTTGTATCACTTACTGGTCCAGGTGTTCCATAACTTGGAGCAGTTGTACCTATAAATCCATCAGGAAGATAACTTCCTACTCCTCCTGGACCACCTGTATTTGGATGTGGACTTGGAGTACCAGTACCACCAGCACCTCCACCTCCTGCACCTGCATTATTATTTCCAGGTGCTCCTACTCCTCCATCTTGTCCTTGTGGCGGACTAACTGGGGGAGTGTTTCCACTTCCTGCTGGTTGTCCTTGTGTACTTCCGCCACCTGAACCTCCATCCCCACCTGCTTCTGGTGAACCACCACCTGCCGCACCCCAACCACCACCTGCAGATGTTATTGTTGAAAAAATTGAACTTGCACCTTGACATCCTTTATTTGTAGATCCTCCTACCGAACCACCAGCACCAATTGTAATTGGATAGCTAGTTTCTGTAACTGTTATTCCTGCAGGAGCAACTAATGGGCTACCTGCTGGACTTAATGCACTAAAATATCTAAATCCTCCAGCACCACCACCACCTGCCATATATGCAGGGCTACCTCCACCTCCACCGCCACCACCACCAGCAACCACTACATATTCTACTACATTATTAGCTCCTACTGGCGATTCTGTTGATACCGTAAAAGTTCCATCACCTGTAAAAATATGAGTTTTATAATCTCCACAAGTTACTATTGCATTTCCACCTGATGCACAAATATATAGATTTCCTACCACAGTTGTATCGGTTTGAGTATTAAGCCAACCTTGAGTAGCATCTACATATATTAAACTTATTGATTGACCTGATGTTTTTAAAGTAGCATCTAAACATTGACCAAAAATCTTTGAAGAATTTCTCCCTAATGTAACTGACTTACAAGCTGTTGCCCAAGTATCTTTATAATCTTTTAAGGACACAATATCCCCAGCAGTTGGACTTGCTGGTAAGGTTACAGTAATTGCACCCCCACAAGTATTTACAAAATAACCATTTCCTGAAGTGGCTGTGAATGGAGATGTTTTGGCAGTAGTACACCAGTCCACAGTACCAGTACGACCCATTCCGCAGGTACTTGCCCCTGTTGCAATTTTAACTGTTTTTCCTGAACTCCCTAATGTTAGGGTAGAACCACATTTAACATCTACTTCATTTACTTCTATTTTACTCATTATACTATTACTACTGTTGCCCCTGATGCTATTGTTAATGTTGATGAAACTGTAAAAGGTCCAGCAAAAACCGCATTAGCTTCTGCTTCTATATATACATTTCTTGATAAATCTTTTTTATGATAATTAACTACATTATCTTTTGCTGGTGCTTGTCCAACATAAAATACATATTCTGCTTCTTGCATTTTTATCTCCTATGATACGTCTGTTAATAAGCCAACCACAATATCACAATCTCCACCTGATGCACTAGAAGTAGCTTTTAAAGAGTATCCTGTTCCTAGAACATATTTACCTCTTAAAATTTCTACTTTACTAGATGGTGGTATTGATACCCCTTTGGCGAATTTATAATCTGTAGAACCGTCATTAATATCTACGTCTAAAGTCAAAGCTGATGATCCAGTATTACAAACATTTAAACCTATTAAAATTTGTTTATTTGATGTTGTTGAAACTACTGTTGTTTCACTATTGTTAGTTAAAGCGACTTCTACTGCACTAAAATTATTTGCCATTTATTTATCCTCCTAAAGCTATTGCGAAAGGAATAGCATTTGGGTCGCTTTCCCCTTCTATTGAAACTGATGATGGTATTGCGGCAGTACTCCCACTTATAGTAATTTCAAATAATTCTACCCAATTAGCACCATCATAGAATTTATATTTTAATTTTCCTGTTGTACCTGTATCACACCAAATTTCTCCAGTAAATGCAGTTGTTCCTGCAGTTACTCCTGGAGCTGTTGCTCCACTATTTGAGGTTGCGGCAGAATTTAAAACATTGTTTAAATCTGTTCTAAAAGCTGGAAACCCTTGGTTCGCTATTACATAATCGTGTTGTGCCATAATATCCTCATATTTATCATCTTATAGTTGTTAAATCAATATCCTTTTGCAATCCAATCAAAAGTTCTTGATACTCCTACTCCTGCTGAAGTAGTAAAAGCTATAACAAATCCAGTAGTCGATTTGCTAGTAATATCATATTTATCCCCTGATGCAAGGTTTTGTACTGCTAATCCTAATGCTGGGATAGCTTTGAAAGCTTTAGCAAAGGTAACAGTATAAGGTGTTGTTAAAGTAGTTATATCATTAGCTGATTCAATTCTATCAGGCATATCAATGGTAATACTACAAGCTGTTATAATAGGTGTTGCACTATTATCTGAAGAAGTCATTAATATCCTAAATTTAAAGTATCTTGCAGTATAATCACCTACAACAAAAGTAGAGTAAGAAGTATAAGTTACACCATCTGCACTGGTAGCTATCTGTAATTCAGAAGCACAATTTGATTCTGCATCTCCGTCAAACGGACCAGTTTGTGCATCAAAGTTTCCTGAAACATTATCAAACAGTCTATCTCTCGAAGTTACAGTTTGAGTTAATTCACCTGTTAATTGACATTTATAACTTGCTCCTAAATCTATAGGTGCGTCAAAATCATAAGTTCCATCAGATTCTACATTGTTATCAACTGTACCTCCATCAAAGTTATGAGAAGTTACATCATCAAAATCCCCAACTCCTGAATCAAATAATTCAATAGTATCTAAAACTAAAGCAGGTGTTCCATCTTCTTTAATAATTCTCACTACATCATCTTTATCTCCTGCCCAATCAGGATTTTGTGTAGATGTAGCTACAGCATTAAAATCTCCAATAGAATCTACTGCTGTATATACAACAGTTGCATTAATACTTGGATTACCGAGTTTATCTCTAGCTTTAATTAGATATGCTCCAGTTTTAGCTGGTACAACAACAGAAGTGGCTGGTCTTGATACTTTTAAAACTAAAGGTACTGAACTACCCCAATCTGCTCCACTAGATACATTTTGGTATCTCAATTCATAATAACTTAAATCTAAATCTCCTACTGGGTCCCAAGATAAGAAAGCATCTTGGTCAATAATATTACAAGCAAAATTAGTTACATCTGATGGAGGGTCAGTTAAACCAATTACTTGATATTCACTAGATTCTAAAGATGTAGAATTTACTCCAAATAAATTAACACCTCTTGCTCTTACTTGATAATATGCTTTATCAATTACGTTTAAAAACTCAAATTTTGTTCTAGCTCCACGACCAATTAATTTATATGTGTCAGAAACTGCAACACCATTTTTATCTTTAGTTTGTTTTAATTCAACTTCATATAATTCTGTAAATTTATTATTAGGTGCTGATAAATTAATTACTAATTTTACAATTACTGTTCCATCATTATAAGCAACCAATTCATCAGTTATAGTAATTGCTGTTGGTGGATTAACTGAAGTACCACTAGGTAAGTTGGTTGTTTTACCTGAAGTAATACTTGAATAATCGCTACTTGTATAATCATAAACTGCACTAGCTGTTTCTCTAAATTCTGCATTAATTAATAAAGCAGGTATTCCTCCTGAATCAGGAGCAGAACCAAATTGCCAACCAGTTAATTCAAAGGTTTTTGCCGACCAACCCATTCTAGTGTTAGTAATTTGAACTGTATCTCCAACATCTAATTGAAAAGCATTCATATCAAATGAAGCTGTAAATGTTATTTGCTGTCTTGCTTTCTGTAATTGTATTTTTGCTAATCTTTGTACAGTATGTACTGATGTAGTCATTGGAAAATCAATATCAGCATAATTTCTTTCCCCATTATCTTCTGTTTCATAAGTTGAAGAAGTTAAAAAGGGATAATCTTGTGGTTGATACATATTAGCAGGTTCAGAATAAATACCTTTAACTGCATTAAATAATTCTTTTTTACTTACTCTTGTATTAATATCTAAACCACTTCTTAAATGTTTTTCTGTTAATGTTACTGTTGGTGTTTGATAAACAGCAGGTAAAAGTTTAAATTGACCATTAGAATAAACTAAATTTCCTACTACACTACTTAAATAATTTTCTAATATATTTTTAGGACTTTGACTTATTTGATAACTACCATTACAAGTAAATCTATTTTCTGTTCCTGAATCTAATGTAACAGTTTCATCACAAGTATTTGCGGCAGTTTGAAAATTAGTATCATTTATTTCTGATGTTCCACATTGTAAACCCCACGTAGTATCCATTAAATAATCTCTAATACATAAAGCTGGATTAGAAGAATATTTAGTTACATTATATTTTTGTGTTGTACTTCCTGTGACAGAAGTTAAACTTATTGCTGTACCTGCTTTGGCATTAGTATAATTAGTAGCTAATTGAATTGTATTAGCATCATCTTTAATAACCCAATATGTCGTTCCATTTGTTAATCCACCTATTGCTGTTTCTGAATTAGAATCATAAGTCCATCTATCATAAGTAGATAATCCGTGAGCCGTTAAAGTAATTTTATTTGTGCTTGTATTGACTGTTCCACTTGAAGCTGTCCAGCTTGTTGCTCTAGGGTCATAAACTTTTTTTCCCTCTACTTCTGCTGTTATGTTTGGAACACCGTTTGGAAATACATCAGAATCAAATTCTAATCTTACATACATATAAGTTTTACCTCTTAACCTATGTGCTGTTGTCCATTGTGTTACATCAGCTACCAAATTAGCATCAGCTACTTGGTCATCATATCCAAAATGTTTTTTTATTCTTACTTTTTCATAAAAAGTATCAGAAGATGTTGGGGTATAAATTGGAATACCATTACTATCATTACTTAATGTTTCTAATGCTACTTCACTTTCCCCAAAATAAATTTTGGAAATATTGTTTGTTTCGTGTCCAGCCATAACGATAACTATATGTAAATATTGATTATCATCAGTTGTTTCCGCAAAAACAATATTACCACCTACTCTGGTTTTTCCATTAATCACTCTATAAGGTTGAGTTGGTTCTTTTAATGTAACTGTTGTACTTGGTTCAATAGATGTTCCCAATGATGGCATTTCCATATCAGGAGCAAATTTTCTATTTACTGCTGATAATACCAATGTAGTTCCAGCAGAAGCTAAAAATGTAGCCAACATTTTAGGCATATGATTGGCTAATGCACTTGCTAATGGACCTGTTCCTAATGTTCCTGCCACCCAACCAACACCAACAGCAACAGCTCCTACTACTACTGCTTGTTTTACTGTATCTCCATCTGCTTTAGCTACAGGACCATAATAATCATAAGAATCTTCTTCTATGACATTATTATATTTATCATATACAATTTTATTATATATTTTCATTCTATTCTCCAAGCTAATTTACATTTGTTGTTTGGTACTAAATTTACTCCTTTGCTCCAATTGAACATAGTATTTGAACCAATACAAACACCTAATGTTCCTTCAAAATCTACTTCACTTACAAAATATAATACATCTCCTCTTTGTACTTTTGATATATCTATTTGTTTAAAATTATTATTTTCAGCAACCCAAAGGGCAGCACTTAAAATATCTTTTTTTTTAAGTTTTTTTACTAATTCCTTACCCTCTTTTAAAGATTTCCATTTATGTTTAAAAATTTTTTTATTAGTTATTGCCTCTACACATTTTTGAGTAAAGGTAATGCAATCATTTTTACCATACTTGAATTTGTCTTTATTAATGGTTTCTTGAATAACTTTATTTAATTTAGATTCCCAATTCTCTACACGCATTACTCAGATTTTTTACCCCAGACTATATCTTTGTCTTGTAAATCAGGTATAAATTCCATACCTAAATCTCCAGCAAAAAGATTTTTTTGATCTTCATCTGTGTAACGTCTTTCAATTGCTCTTTCTAATGCAACTAATCTGTTTTCAAGTTTTAATTCTATTGTGGATGTTTCTGTGTTTTCTCTAATAATCATCACATCCATTTTACCTACAAATAAAGTGTAAATATCAGAAATAACATTTTTAGAAGCATCATATAATCCTAAATATATTTTGCCATCTCTATTAGTATATTGAGCAGAAAGAGCAGAGCTTATTAATGATGATTTAACACCATTTAAAACTAAATTTGCCCCTGATGCTTGGATTGCATCTGCTTCCTCAATTGAAGATATGGCACAAGCATCTCCTAATCCTGTATAAGTATTTGTAGAACCATCAATGGTAAAACTTACATCTCCATATCCATTCCATAAATATAATGTTCCTGTAGACAAATCTAATTGAGTAGCAAAAAATGGTCTAACAACAGTAGATGTAATAGCTGTATTATAAGCTGTTGTAATATTCCTAGCCATTATTGACACCACTCACATTCATTTGTGTCATCAATAACTAAACCTTTTGGTTTATCATTAGGAACTCCATACTTATCTAAAATAACATTTCTTGCCACTTCTCTTTGTTCACATTTACAATCTGTACAAGAACATACCCCAGTTTTATTAGGATGCTCTTTTGTTGAACAATGACAGTTACAATTACATTCTTTACAATTATTTGCCATTTTTCTTCTCCTTGAATACCATTTCCTTTTTTTTAAGAAAAATTGGTAATGTTTATTTCTTTTTCTTTTTTTTGCCTTTATTTTTTTTCTTACCTTTATTCTTTTTTTTCTTTTTCATTTTTTCCTCCTTTGATTAATTTAATATCAGTTTTTTAATCGTTTTGGAACCATCTTTATTTATTTCTACTTCTGCTTGGGATTTAATACATTTATAAGTAACAGAATTGGAAACCTGTCTAGTGGCTTCTCGTTTATGTTTAAGACATATACTTAAACTTTCTTGTATTCTGTGTTCTTTGATTTCATTATTTACAAACATTAATAATGCAAAAACTGTTTCTAACATCTTTCCTCCTAATTATAATTGTAACTTCCAGAGTTACCATCTTTTTTTAAAATTTTAAATAATTCTTTATGTTGGTCCATAATTTCTTCATCTGAATCCATCATTTTATCCATTTGATCTTCAAGTTTTAAAACTTGTCGTTCTAATTTATCTACTTTATCTTCGTGTACTGCTTGGATAGTAGATAATTCAAAAGTTCTTGAAAGTGACCAACCTCCAAGAGCAATTAATAAACCAACCAGCATTGTAATTATTTTATCTCCCATTAATGAGTACTCCCATTTCCATTAGCAAACTTTCTTACACCATCTTTAAGTTTTTCAACATCAGATTGAAGTTTTGAAACATCTTTTTGTAATCGTTCAATATTAACTTCATTGTGCATCATATTTGACATTTGTTTTTCAATCTTTTCTAATTGACCTGCCATATGTTCTATTAGCATAAATTGTTCGCTATCTGCTGGAAGCGAACCTAATTCTCCCCTCGGCCATTTAATTCTAAATTCTGTATTCTTTTCAAGATCATTAGTCATTAACTCTTTAGACGTTTCTAATGATATAATACGATTATTTATTTCACTATAACTCCATACACCAATAGCGATAGCACCTATTATCATAAATAGTGTTTTTAAATCTGTATTAAAATGTGTGTTTTCACTTATTTTTCCCATTGTTTATTTACCTCCTTATAGAGCTTCTGAAAAAGAAAAACTAATACCATACTTACTAATATGGTCAGTATCCCAATTTTGTTCATTAGAATCTAATCTCATCAATGCCGTTGTATTAGTGTAAAGTACAGTTGCGTCATCAGCTATGGCTAAAATACCTGACCTTAAAGCTGGTTCTATGTATAAAGTAGCTTCTCCAGAGCCATTACTATTAGCATCATCAGTAACCATATATAATCTGTCTTGTATTGTTATATAATCCCCTGCTTTAAATGCTCCTGTAACAGTTGCTCCTACACCATCTACATTTATAGAATTTCCTGTTTGACCTGCACCATTAACTAAAACTGTTCCTACTGTAGCACCTTGAATTGTTTTTCTATCTTGATCCCCTGCTTTAAAAGTTCCTCGTCTACCTCTTAATTTCATTAAAAAAGATAACCATATTGCCGCGTGATTTTTTAACATTGGAGGTAAGGTATATAGACCTGACCATCTTTCTCCCTCGTGCTGGTATACTTGTTCTTGATAAGTAAAAGGCGACATTGTAACTGACACAGCTCTTTGCAAACCAAATGTTTGTTGTTTAATGCCTGTTATTGTCGGTAATGTTAATGGATATGATGGTGTATATACTGCCATAATTAACTGAAAGCTTTAGCAAACTTTCCTCCTCTCATTCTTGCTTCTGCCACAGCACTTAAAGTTTGATTTTGTATTTGTGGCATCATTGAAACTATTTCTGCTCTAACTGTATTTGTAACACCTAAAGCAAAGTTTAAATTTTGATTTACGACCACTCCACCTCTTGACCCCATAGCTCCTGGAGTTAAACTGCTTGGAATAATTCTTCCAGCTTGATTAGGTACAAATAATTCAGGACCCCTTTCTCCTACCAATCTTGGTGTTGAACCTGTTACTGAACCACCACTTGCATTTTTAATATGATCTGGCACATTTGGGTTTGGAGGTATTTGGCTTGGTCCAGCTATTATATCTCCAATTTTACCACCAATAATTTCAGCACCCTCTTTCAATTTATTAAATATAATCATATTTAAAATTGTTTTAGTTAAATCAATAGCTAAAGATTGTAAAATGTTTTTAAATTTTAATCCCTCTTTTTGTCCAGTTACCATAGCTTCTGCTATAGAGTTAGAAAGATTATCAAATCCTCTTGTAGCTATACCCACAAATTCAGTTACTTTATCTTGTATTTTTGTAAGTCTTTCTGTTTCTTCTACTTGTATTTTTAATGCATCTGTATGTAGTTTAACTAATCTTATAATTTCTTTTTCTGCTTCTGCGTGAGTACCAAGTTTTCCTCTTAATTTATCTTCAAGTTTTCTTTGTTCATTTAAGAGTAATTGTTCTTTGTTTGTTTTGAACATATTTTCTCTTAATCTTTCTTGATTTCTTACTTGTGCCGCTATACCAACATTAGCTTCTTTTTCAGCTATTGTTACTCTCTTGGTTGCTTCTTCTTCTTTTTTCTTTTTATCTAATTGATTTTTTTTAATTCTATCCCATTTTTGTAATTCTATTTGTAATGCTCGAAGCTGTTTATTTTGCTCCATATAAGCATTAATTTTATCATAAAGATGGTCGTTTTCTCCAAATACTGCCCATTCATCTATTTTACTTTCTAATTCTTTTATTTTTTCTAAATTTTCTTCTATAATTTCCCCTGCTCTTTCTGCAGTTTTAATTCTACCTATTTCTTTGTCAGCATTACCAAATGCTTCTGCTAACCAATTAATAGATGTTGTTAAAGCATCTACCATTTTTCTTCCATAAATAGATTCTTCAACCCATATTGTAAAACCCTCTACTAATGAATCTATTGCACCTCTTAAACCTTGTGCCGCCTTAACACCTGCTCCACCTACTTGTTTATCTAAAGCTTCTAAAATAATTTTTTGTGCTTCAGCTTTTCTACCAGTCATATCTAATACTTTAATCAATTCTTTTTGATCTTCTGTAAAAGATACCCCTACTCGTCTTAATGCTCCTAATCCAACAATAGGTTCTTCAAGAGCTTTACCTAATTGTATTGCACCTTGTTTGACATCTCCTAAACCTAATTCAGCTAAATCTTGTGTAAGTCTTAATGCTTCTTTAAAAGTTTCTCCCTGAACAGATTTAAAAGTTAATAAGATACCTGCCGCATCTCTAACCTTTTGTGTACTTGCAAGTGTGGCAATACCAATTTCTCTAGATAAATCTTCTATTTCAGCTAATGATAATCCTGCGGCACTTCCAGTTGCTTTTAATATTCCCTCTAATCTTAAAAATTGTTGTTCAGCACCTGCTATTGTAGTAACCATTTTTTTCATAGCAAATACTAATGCTGCAATACCAACAGTAAATAATGCAGTCTTTAATCCAACATTACCTATAATTGTTCCTAAAGAAGTAATACGACCTGCTACTGGACCTAATGGACCTTGAATTGCCGCAATAGATTGTGATGCTCGTCTAAATCTATCTTGTACTGTGCTAGAAGCTTTGCCCACTTTCTTTTGGGCAGTAGTCATTCGTTTACTAGACCTTTCTACTGATCTTGTAGCTTGGTCCATACCCTGTTTTAGTTTTTGGGCAGATGTTACCAATCGTACTTCTACTGTTGCTATATTTGTTGCCATAATTTTTTAATCAGGAAATTGCACCATCAATTCTCTCATATCATCTTTTGTAATTGGTTGTGCTTTACTTCCTCCTTTTCCTTGTCCTATTAAATACCCATTACAAGCAGAACTAAATTCTACTTGTGTCATACCCCAAAATGTGTCAGGGGAAAACCCTAAAATACCTGTCGCTATTTCGAGGTACTTTTGGATAGGGTAGTTTCCTTTGATTGATTCTCCCCCTGAACTAAAGGGGATTCTGATTCTTCTTGTGTCGTAAATAATGTAGCTAAAACTTTAGATGCTATTTCTGCACCTTTTACTATTCCATCTTCCATTACCATTCTACCAATTGCTTCTTTCTCATATTTTCCACCAGCACCTAATAATGCTTGATATAAAACTTCTACAATTGATTTAATTGAAAACTGCCCTGTAGACATATCTCTTGCTATATCCATAACAGATTTTCCTAAAAAATCTTCAAGATGAACTATATTTCTAAAGGTCATTTTAAAGACTCTTACTTTGCCTCCAAGAGATTCTTTAATTTCTCCTGCGTACTTATTGTGGCTCGTCATTATTTTTTTCTCCTTCTGCCTTTTTTAGTTTTCTTTTAGTTTTTATAGATTTCGCTAATTCTTCCTTGTCATCAAAGATGCAATGAATTTCTGCTCGGGATTTATAAATAATAACTTTTTGTACTGTTAAAATTTCGTTTGTAAATTTTACTTTTATTTTATCTAACGGTCGACAACGAACATCTTTATTACATTCTATGATATGTAAATGTTTTTTGGTTACTTTTATAAAACCGTGATATTCGTTGTCATTTAAAGTAAAATTAATCACCTTATATCCGTTATTTTCTTCCATTACGCATTAGTCCAAGTTACTGTATTGTGCGATTCTAATGTTATCGAATAAGTTTCTTCGCCGTTATATTCTCCAGCTTTTTCAAAAGATGTAATTAAAAAATATCCATCTAAAGTTGATCCGTCACCAAATGCTAGTTGGTATGTTTTGATTTGTCCATCAAATGCAAAACCTCTAACAGTATTTTCTGCTGATGAATCTGTAAATACACCACTTGCTGAAATCGACATACTTCTAACTCCACCACCCTCTAATAAATCTCTCGCCTTATCTGCTCCTCCTGAAATAAAAGCTGAAGAATCTTTAGTTGTAATATCTATCATTTCACCATTGATTGTCATTGATGTACTTCTTAATCCTCCAATAGTAGTAGGTGTTCCTGTACTATTGTCTTTTAATAAAAAGCTACTTCCTTTTTGTGCTGCCATTTTAAGTTTCCTCCTTAATTATTTGTTTATGTATCAAATACAACGAATCTAAATCGTTGTACTCCGTGTTTTGTAAGCCCATCTGGGTCTACCAGTATATCAGCAAACTCAAATCTTGCATTTACAAGACTAGCTCCTGACACACTTAAACTACTATTATTTAATAGTGCATAAATTCTAGCCATAATATCTTTAACTTCTTTTCTGCCTCTATATCTTGACCAAGTATGTACCATAATAGTATGTTCATTTCCATCTAAATTTTTTGTCGCATTATCAGTCGTTGTATCATCTCCTATGGTTACATAGGGATATGCCGTACTTTGTGGAACAAAATCATAAATGTCTGTTACTTTAGATTGTAGAGTTGAATCTCCATCTAAAGCATCAAATACTGTTTTTTGTAAAGCTAAACTGTGATCTGCCATTATTTCCTCTCTGCTCTTTTTATAAAATCTTTTACGTAATTAAAAATAGCTAATGCTATTTTTTTTCCACCTATTTCAGTAGCAGGAAACATAAAAGGTCTTGGTTGTATTTTAGCTGTTCCTAATTCTAAATAAGCTGAATAAGGAGCTTGACTATCAACTACTACCTCATCAGGTTTTACTGCTTTAACTTTAATTTGACTTACTAAATATCCTGTATCTGTAGCAGGTGCTTCGCCTGGTGCAGATGCTTTATGTTGTCTTGTAGGATTATATCTCATATAAGTTCTACCTGATTTTGGGTCAGATTGAATTTTCTTAACTGCAATGTTTCTAATTTCTTGTCCTCCACCTTTTAAAATATCGGTCATAGGTTTTTGAGAACTTTGTTGTAAATTTTTAAATGCTCTAATAGCACTATCAAAATTTTTAACCTGCATTTTAATTTCCATAATTCCTCTTATCTTTTTTTCTATTATATTTTTTTTTATTTTTAATTACTCTTTTTCTAAATAATTTATTATTTAATAACTTTGCAAAAGGATTTTTCTTTTTCATAATTTTTTTAAAATATTTTTTTATAGTTGATTCTGCGAGCTGTAAAAAACCCATTATCATAAGTCTTTTTGCTAAAAATATAAATAATTTAAAAATCCAAGCGTACCACATTAGACTGCTACATTTTTCTCTACTACTAATTTTAAATATTTGTCATACATATTTGGATTAGCAATAGATATAATATCATAATCTACGGAATCGAAAGTCATAATATAACTTGTATCTAAACTTGTTTTATCAGGTCTATATCTTATTCTTACATCATACCTTTGTGGACTTGTTTGTTGTTCTCCTGTAACTTTTTCTCCAGCATTTTTAGGTTTTAATTCTGCCCAAGCTACAAAATAAGATGAGTTAGCTTTTGTATAACCACCATAAGTATCAGCAGATAAATCTGTACTTTTAAAAGTTACTTTATTTCTTAAAGCTCCTATATTAGATACACTTGCCATTTTATGCTCCTAGTGGTGTATTAAATTTTGTAATTTTATAATTTAGTAATAAAGCATTAACAGTTACTGGAATTTTATTAACTGAAACATTTGTTACTAATTCTCTATTATCATACCAATGTGCAACTAATTGTTTCATAGCTGTTTTAATATTTTCAGGTACATCACTTGCACTACTTCCATAACCTGCCACATATTGTATTTCATAACAATTAGCTACTCTTAAATCACTTGCTGATGGAAATGTTTTCCCCTCTCTTAAAACTATACGTCCTGGTTCGTGTGCTGAATCAACATAATAATTACTAGATGCAAAAGTAGTAGCACTATCTTCATCATCATAATATTTAAAATGTGATACACTAGACAATGTAGGTTTAGGTAATGAGATATAATTTAATTTTTGATTTAAATCAGGAGCTGTAAAAAAGCCCTCTGGGTAAATTTTATTATCATTATAATAAGGTAAATTATCCAAAAACAATTGTAATGTTTGATGTGTTATTGCTCTACCTGTTATCTGCTCCACCATATTTTGTGAAGCAGTAACTAAATTTCCAATGTAAGTATCATCATCAGTAAAACTACTATCAATTCTCATATGAGTTTTGGCTTCTGCAGTAGTAACTGCACTAGTAGACCAAGCTGTATGTACTTTTAAACCTGACATTGTTTACCTTATTTTTTTTTCTTTTTTAAAATTTTGCCAAATACGGATTTTTTAACTTTCTTTTCCATTTGATTGACAACTTTTGTAAGTTTTTTTGCATCTGCTTGTTCTGCTCTACCGTCAGACATCCAAGCTGTTGCTACTGCCATTTCTGCAGTTGTATTCATATCATATTCTTTACCTTTATGATAATGCATAGATTCTCCACCATCGCCTTTAACTCCAACTACATCTTCTTTCATTTTTATTTTCATTTGTATCCTCCTAGTTTTAAAAATTGGTTTTCTAACCAATCTATAAATTTTTTAAACATACTTCTTTTTTTTTTCACTTTAATCCTCCCTTTTGGAGTTATTAAATATTTTTGTTTTATCATTCGTAATTTTTTCTTTATTTTTTTCATAAAGACCTCCTTTACGGTCTAGGGCGAGTTCCACTCTCGCTTTCCTCGCCCCAAACATTCTAACTTTTAAATTAGATTAATTACGCATTAGCATCGCTAGAAACAGGTGCGTGTAAAGGTATTCCTTTAATCACCGTTGCTCCAACGATAGTTCCTGTGCTGTGTGTTCCTGTTGCGACTATTCTACCACGAATATATCTTGAACCCCCAACATAGCCAATACCATAAACAGCAGAACATTCTCCGTTTGCGTCAATAGTTTGGAATATGCCAGAAGAATCAACAGTTCCCCCAGTAACTGAAGTATTAGCTGTTACAGCAGTATATGTTGAATCGTCACTTGATTCCTGAATAATCAGGTCAAATTTAACAGAACCACTAAAAGTGTCTCCGTTTGCGCCGATGTCAAATAATAAAGCCGCACCATCAAAACCTTGAAGGTCTACTCCAGTAGTATTACCAGTTGATGTAACAACCACAGGTGCGTGAGATTTAACGAATTTAAGATTATTTTTAATGTCTTGCATTGTTCTATCCTCCTCTGTGATTATGCTTTACATTGTAGAATGTGTAATGCTTCAGGTAAAATAACCTGACCGCCTACTCTTCTTCTAGCAATGTATCTTACATTTCCTGATGTTGCCTGAGTGAAAGGATCTCTCATTATTGAAAGAGAAGTTCTATCTACAATCATATAACCTCGTCTGAAGTCTCCCCAGTAAACTGGTTTTGTAGATGAGCCAATGTCTGCCGCGTCTGTCGCTTCAACATAAGGCGCACCCAAGATTGTATTAGGTACTCCTACTTGCAATGAGAAACCTGCTTGGAATACATAATTACCAGCACCATCTTGCATTTTTCTAATTGCTGCAAGTGTGCTTCTATTAAATACCCAAGTTCCATTTCTGGAATATTGTGGTTTCACTGCGTGGTATACAGTTATTAAATCATTAGCTACAAATGTTGCACTTGTAGTTGTAGATGTTGTAACTGATACATCAGAGTTTGTTACTATTCCTTCAGGTTTTCCTACTGAATTACCTGTGCAGAACGCATTACCCTCGGCTTTTGCAAATTGCTCTGCAAATTCTGTAGACATTTCAGTTTCTAAATTGAAGACTGAATCTTCTAATTCTTGTTCTGATATGTCAATAAGAGCATATAGTTCGTGCGTTGGAATTTCCTCTAGACCTACTGCGTAGCCAGTCGTTTCACTTCTCGTACCAGATTCAGCGACCCAAGAAGCACTAAATGTTGCAGTTCTTTTTGGAATCTGTACTGATCTGTGAGTAGTGTTACGTACTCTAGCAATTGATCTAATAGGAGATATTTCAACAATACCTTTAATTAACTCTCTGATGTACTCAGGTGGAGCTAAATATCCAGCAGTGTTGTCGTTAGATGCTGTTAGGACTTTAATTTCTTCTGGTCCTAAAGCTTCTTTGCCTTGTCTTAACCATTTTTTGTAGATTTCCATTTCTTTGGATTCAGGTTTTACTCCTACAATCTTTCCGAAATCTGGTCTACTAATAATAGTCTCGATTTTATTGAGCTGGTCTTGTTGTTGCTCTTGTGCAAGTTTTTGCTTTGTCACTTTTTGGTTTACATCTTCCAAAGTATCAAGAGTTTTTTCAATTCTCTTTAACTTGTCAGAAGTAACCACGTCAGCAGAACCTTTAGCTTTAATTTGCTTTAGTTCTTCTTGGTGAGTAGCTTTGAACTCTTCAAAAGCTTTTCCTAGACCCTCAACGGCAGTTTTCACTTGTGTGTCCATTGTGATTTCCTCCGTTAGACTATTTGTTTAATATGTCAGCAACTCTTTGAATAAGATTTGCTAACTGTTTAGTTTCATCATCATCTCGATGGTTTAGAGCATCCATTAGTGCTTTCGCCCCAATTTTTGCTTCTGTTCGTGAAAGACCTCCTGCATCACGCAGAATTGTTTCCCACTCACGAATATTTTTGTTACCTTTTACTGAACGTACAACTGCTTGTTCATTCATTGGAAAAGTAACTAAACTTATTTCAAGTAATTCAACTTCTTTCAAAGTTCTTACTCTTTTAGCTTCATTGTATGTTTGTTTTTGTGGGTCGGCTCTAAAACCAATTGACATACCGTCAATAGCTCCTAATTTAAGAAGTTCATAAGTTTCACTTCCTCTTTGCGTTCCCATAGCTAATTTACCTTTTACATAAAGACCTTTATCATCTTCATACATAGTTTCAAATATTCCTATTGGTTCATCTGTTTTATGTTGAGATAATAATTTAACTTTATGAGCAGGTCTTTCTGATAAACTTTTTGTAAAAGCTCCTTTAGCAATTATATCATTACCTTGATCTACATTCCCAAATGTAGAAGCATAACCACTAAATACTCCTCTTTCGTCTGATTTAATTTCTGCTTCAAAAATAATTTGACTTGTTTTGTCACACATACAAACACCATCACAACAATCTTTATCTTCGTGTGCTTTATTTGTATCCTGTGCTTTAGCTTTGTCTTTAGACTTACCTATAGCTTCTTCATATTCCTCGTGTGAACCACAAGGCATATAAAATACATTTCCATCTTTATCTCTCATTCTGTGCGTGCCTGTGCAACCTATTTCTCCTGCTCTTGCAATTGCCGCATCTTCTCTATCAAAATGATCGGTTTCTTTTTTTACTGGTTTTTTTTCTTTTGAATTATCCATTGATATTTCCTCCTTATTATCTT